TTTCAATTTACATCGTCTAGCGCGCCGTACAGGAATTTTTGTGAGCACCCCCCCCGAAGCTAATCGGAGGCACCATCTCGTGGTTTGCGTCCACGCACCACGGGTTGTTACCCGCGACCTCTCTCTGGTTGAGATGCATCACCCGACTGTTTCTCCCGAGCCGACGGGGTTGCTACTCTACTGCACATTCAACGCGAATCTGATGGGGGTGTCCTCAGGTGACCAAACCGTCTTAGGATGTCGAGTCCATCATCATAACTTTGATTGGTGGTAAGTGCATGAGTACCGTGAACTTGTGGATACTAGCCACATTCAGCCCGATAAGCTGTACGGTAAGGTTACTGCGAAACGAACGGTGGTTAATCCGTTAATGAGACACACTTCCAATTTTGTAGATTTTCTTATTTTTTTTGGGAGGAATGTGTAACATCTCGCTACGCCTGAGGTTTTCTTCAGTTTCAGGCACTGGGGCTCTGTAGGATCCGGCGCTACTCGGTTTTACTAACAGTATCCAAGAAAAGATTAGTTTGAAACAGTTGTATCAAGCTGGGTGACAACAATGTCGACATTAGCAGCTCCTACAATAGTGTTAGGGGCAAACGTCAATACAACGTTCGCGGTGGAGGTGGTGGAGGTAGCCAACCAACTGGATTGATACACGATAAGAGTCTGTGTACCTCCAGCTATCTGGGAGCCGGCAGCACTTCCTTGGAACAATAAATTACTAACAGCGCCTGATGCAGTTGCAGTCAGGGTGCTAATGGAAGTTCCAGCAAGACAACTTACTGTAACTAACCATCTGGTCTGTGGTTCAGCAGACCAGGTAAGAGTGGTACCAGTAACAATTAATGGCATAGGCCCAAAAGTGACAACAGTAGTTGTTCCTAATGGTGATGCACTAACAGCACCAGACCTGCTGGTGTGATTCGAAGCAATTTGACCGCCAAACCCAAGGGTAATTGGCAATCTGGGCTTAAGCAAACGAACCTTAAATGTTACAAAAAGTTCTCCAAGGAAGGTGCCAGCAGCTGGCATACCAACGGTTGCAATATAGAAATTACCAAAATCGGTCCATCTTAAATCAGATCCGGTATTGGCTCCAGTGCGAACATACAACTGTGCAACAGGTGTACGTGCTTTCTTGCATTCTACAGCATGCAACATACTGCAGGAGGGCTTGCAAGAAACTGCAAAAGAATAGTTTTCCATAGCTTGTTTGGAAGCAAACGCTGGTTTAGTGGGGTCATATTCAGTAGCCATAATTACGGTACCTAATGAAGTGTTGGTTGAGGCCACACTCTCGCCGGACGTCGAAATGAATTCGAAGACCATGCCAAGAATGTCGTATTCCTCATAGTTAGCGGCAATCTGCGCGAGCCAAGGAAAAGTGGACGGTTGACCCGGATTGAGCGGAAATGAATTGATAGTGAACGCAGAGGGAGTACCAGCACCACTAACAATGTCCTGGATATACTCACGATGTACAATGACTGTACTATCGGTAGTCTTGAAACCAGGTACCATTGCTGCGTTTTGCTTGATACTCTTAAAATTGTTGATGGCATAATCACCTGAACCAGTGAGATACCCAACTCCACGCCCAAGAGCAGAACCAAGAAGTGATCCAGCCATAGCGCCAGCTGGCCCTCCAATGAAACCTCCCCCTACTGTACCTAAAGCTGAACCAATTACCTGTAAAGGTCCTTTGGTTTCGCCTCGTTGAGCATACAGTCGGTTGCGATTTTCGATGAATGTTTCTTTTCTTGCCTGATTTTTAGCAGCAGGCTTGCTATTAATTTTATTGGTCATTGTATTGGATACCACATGACCATATGGGACTGTACATCGTGGGGTAACTAATAGGGCCTCCGTGCAGTCTCTTGGCATTCTGGTTAGCACTAAAGTAATAGTTTTGGGGCATCACACCCCACGACCCAATTCGTGGTAGTAAAGGAGACCACGCGCTCCTGATTGATTATAAGGGCAGGGTAACGTAACGGTATTCCCTGGACGATTCACAACTGATATCCAGATTGTCATAAAATCCTTCAATCGCAAGTTGTTCCTCGGGGGAAATGCCAAACGCTAACCAAAAAGAGTACCTAGTATCATCCGTGACAGTGGAGGTCTTGCGCTCCAACTTCACTCCATACCTTCCAATGTAATCACCCTGACCGGTGTGTTTCAACGGGCTAGCTCCATTGGCTGCCCTAACGTACATGGAATAGAATGATTGCAGTATAGGTACACCGCCAGTCTTATGTAAGCCACCCAAACCAACAGCTGCCAACCACCTCGCAGTGGTTGTTCTATTGGACAACGGTACAAGAGAAACCGCATCTTTAGGGATGGATTTTCTAGGGTTTCTTACCATAAGATATTCGCCACCAACGTTGATTGGCTGGCACTGACAGAACTCTATCTTTTCAAACTCATATACCGGATCTTCGAATATCATAGTGAATCCCATATCTAAAAACCACTGACCAGCAGTGGCAATAAACCGGCGATAATCACGACGCTCGACAATCAAAACGCAGTCATCTCCATCATTAACTAGACGTCCTGAAATACTCAAGTCTCGAAGAAGCGCATGCACCATGCTGCATGCAATTAGAACATTCCCAAGAGATGTATTAACATCCCCGGACATTCTGGAAGTGGTAACATAGGATACCACCCCATTCGGTAAATTCGCATAACACTTGTTCACTATTTGCCATTTTAGCATCTCACCCAACTTCCGAGAAGTGGGGTAAAAGGTTTTGTAGATGTCATGTTCGAAGTTCAACGCTTCCTTATGAACATGAGCATCAAATCGCGTCGCGTCGAATCCAATGGCTACAGGTTCATTGAAGTGATCCCAATGTTCCTTAAGCACTACCGCTCTCTGCAATTCATTTTTACCTTTCATTACTACACTATGGCCAAATAGCTCATCAATCTCCTCATAAATTCTGTGCTCAATCGGTTTTATGTACCGACCCAATGAAACAGCGGCCCTAGGTCCACGTGGTGAAATGACCCTAGGAACAACAATTTTCTTACTTACATCATTTTTCTCATATTTCAAGAATACCTTAACATTGAAATCCTTCCTTCTTAAAGAAAGTAGATCTAAACTATCGCACGCTTTCAAGTACAACTGCTGCTTTGGAGCCTGGAATGATAGGGCATAAGCCCTATGCGTCAACGGGTTGCAAAACGGAGCAGTTCGCTTAAAATGCCGAACAATGTAATCCAATGTTTTGGTAAAATGATCAGTAATTGGTAAGGGAGGTCTTTTCATGCCATCACAAGTCTCGTCCTTGACAAGCAAAACTCTCTCTACAATTGCTGTATACGCTGCATCTATGGTATTGTTGAAGGTTCGAATGTTGATAGGTGGAGCAACACCAGTCAAACAATAGGTCTTTCGAACCTTCGGGTGGGTATCCCTATGTATTACTACCCTTAGCTTGCACTCGGGGAATATCCGTCTAAAATCATCGTAGTTGACACGAGAAGGAAGACAGTCAAGTGCGGGTAGTATGCAAGGGCCCCCTCAACCCTCAGAGGGCTGCCATTCAGACAGCCTCTGAGGGAGGAAGGAAAAGAAGGAGGTCCACCAGTTGGTATAATATCTACCACTGTGCAACTCTCTCATCTCTCTAGCGTAACGTGAGTTACCTATGTCCCTAGCAAGACGTTCAGCCCGTGATGGGATGAAACACATCTCTACACACAAATTTAACATTTTGGCTATATGGGTAGGTCGCATCCCAGCAAGGACCATTTCATCATAGAGGAACTTCCTACAAACAAGGTAATTGGCCTTACTATAGGTGTCTAAATGAAATTTAGCTTTTGCTCGTGCAACTAAAATCGCAGACAACCCTAGTTGTCTATGTCGCGACAAGGCTGGTACCTTGGACAACGCTCTTGTGGCATCAGGTCCATTGTACAGGATTTCCTCATCTCGAGATGCTGGCAACTCTCCCCAGTTGCCCGTCGCATCCGATTCTACTCCATTTCGCTTGACTAGAGCTTGACTGCTCGATACTGGGTGTGTATAAGCACCACCCCCTGAGGTCATCAATAACTCATCGTCATTCAAAACAACATCAACCACCACTGCAATGGTAGCTTGTTGCTGTTCTGACAAAATTTTTCTTTCAAACAAATTGATAAAACGTCGGTAAAAAGATTGATAGGTAGGCCCCCTGGCCTCGGCTATCATCTGGTCAGTAATCGGAACTGCAGTTACTATGGATGCAACTGCTGTAATTATAATGGCTTCTAATATCGGCATAATTTGTTTTAGAGGTGAACGAAATTCTTCGACTCCTT